TAATCGTTTAAGTAGATTGGTTAATATAGAAATGGGAGATATACAAAGTCAGATTCAAAAGCTTAAGTTTGCATTGGCTCAATATGATGAATACTCTATTGAATATGCTAATTATGCTGAAGAATTTAATAAGGTAGAAGTGATTAAGAAGTATTGCTCTCCTACAACTGGTATTCAAACTCTATTCATGGAAATGTATATGAATAAAGTTATTGGTATTTCTAATTCATTACTATCCATGCTATTTGGCGGTGAGTTTGTATTACAACCATTCGTAGTAAATGAAAAGGAATTTAAAATGCCAGTATTAGGTTCTGGTATTCTAAATGATGATATATCTTCTATGAGTACATCTCAAATCTGTATGATTAGTATGATATTATCCTTTGCATTGTTACATGAATCCTCTTCTATCTATAATATCATCAAGATAGACGAATTAGAAGGTGGTTTAGATACACAAAACCGTCTAGCATTCTTTGGTGTATTACAAAACTTAATGCAAGTACTTATGATTGATCAATGTATAATGATCTCTCATAATGCTGAACTTAATATGGGCTTCATGGATGTAATTGTATTAAGAAATACAGATCCTACAAGCAACTATAAAGAAGGTAATGTAATCTTTGAACTTTAAGCGAAAGATATTGGAGTATCTCATATGAGATACTCCATATTCTTCTCTAAAATTCATCAGCAGCACGACTACCAACTAATTTAAGTTTGTATGTTTTGTTGATAGATGCATTACGAGCAATACCATTACGGATATCAACTACACAGCCACCTAAGATGAAATCAGCTGGGATAGGCATGTTTGGTACTTGTTGACCAGTGCGTGTATCGATTACTTCGAACCATTTATTTTGGTTGGATTGGTCATATACAACTACTGTTTCAACGAATGGATTGGAAGAGTTAAGCATAGCATTTTGTTCTGGAGTCATATTTTGTACATATGCATCGAAACCAGAATCACCATCAGCTGTTACCATACCAGTGGCAGGGTCATTGAAAACAGGTACACCCATTTCTGGAGTATTGATAGTAGCTGGATGGATATTACGCATAGCTTGAGGAATAGCACCCATAGGAGCATTCATGAATGCATTGAAGCTATCCATTACACGTTTTTCATCACTATCAGCATTGGAATCAATAGCAAGTTCTTTGTGTTTAGATAATTCAAGTCGATGAGCGTTGGTAATAGTATTAGCCATTTCACGAGCAATGGAAATTTTATTACTATACAAAGAACCAAGAGTACTAGTCATATTGGAAATGTAATCGTATTTCCCTTTAAGAGTACGAGCATGACGTACATCTTCAAGATCTTTACGAACTGTTTGTGCGAGTTCTTCGATTTGAACTGCAGTTTGAGTCAATACATTACGAGGAATGTCATAAGTACTGAAATAAGTTTTGTCTGAGTTTAAAGGAGTCTTAGCTGGTTCTTTATTAAGATCATTAGGGTCTACAGCTTTAACTTGCTTTTTTACGTGCTGGTTTCTTTTCTTGAGTATATTCAGTAGGAACACTCAATTCTTTAGAATCCATTTTCATTAATTCGCCCATAGGATTAAAATTCTTAAGGGCATCTTTTTGACGTTCTTCCTCTTCAGTATAGAACGTTACTGGTTGTAGTAATTCATTACTCATTATTATATACCTCACATTTTAAAATTATTTTTCTGATTTACCTTATTGTATAAATAGTGAATTTTAACGAGACACCTAAATAACTAAAATTGAAAGGAGTTGTGATAATATGCCTTTAATCCCCGGTTATCCTAAAGGTTCTGATCTAACTGTAATAGATGTAAGATATTCTGGTAAAACAAAAGACGAAGAAACAGGTAAATGGAAAGATGATTTCCTTAATATTATATATAGAGATAATGTAACAGGTGAGAAGAAGTCTTGCCTTAAAATGAAACCAAAATTTACTTACTACATCCTAAAACCTGAAAAGGTTACAAATTATCATCAATTTTTCGTAAGCAAAGATGATTTGATCGAATGTGAATGTGAGTATAGTAAACTAAAAAGAGATATTTGTGATAGACTTGGTTTAGATAGAAGCATAGCTTATGAAGGTAATAGTGTATTAGCAGATAATCGTGTATTTGAAGCTGATATTAAAATTGCTGACTTCTATCGTATGAAGTTTAATGAAGAATATACAAATGATATCATTACTCCTACTAAGTCATTCCTAGATATCGAAGTTGATGGTATTAATATCAAAGGTGACTTCCCAGAACCTGGTGAGTGTCCTATTAATGCCATATCATATCTTGAATTCGAATCTAAGACAATTACTACTGTCTTATTACGAAATCCAGAGAATCCTTTAATAGAGAAATTCGAAAAGAATCTTTCTAATTACGATAAAGAATTCAAAGAACTTCTAACCCAAGTATTGGGTGGGGAAGAAATGGTTAAGAAATTCGAATTAGAAAATCTTACCACTAAGATTGCTTTCTATGATGATGAAGTATCCATGTTACAGGATTTATTTGGCTATATCAATTCAAAGAAACCAGACTTCATTCTTGCATGGAACATGGCATTCGATATTCCGTTTATTATTCAACGTCTTAATAACCTAGGAGTAGACGCTGCTGATATTATGTGTGACCCTATTGTATTAGGTGAACGTAAATGTAGATACTATGAAGACTTGTTACATAAACAACAACTAGAAGCCCGTGGTGACTTTGCTGATATCAGTTCTACATCTAACTACCTAGACCAAATGATTCATTTCATGTCTAGACGTAAAGGTCAATCTACATTTAAGAATAGTAAATTGGATTACATTGGTGAAGTAGTAGCAGGTGTTCGTAAGTTGGACTACTCTGATATTACAACTTCTGTAACTAAATTACCTTATTTGAATTATGATATCTTTGTTAAATACAACATGATCGACGTTATTGTTCAGTATTGTATCGAGCATAAGACTGGTGATATTGATTACGTATTCAATAAGGTATTACAAAACTCTACTTCATATAGTAAAGTACATAGACAAACTGTATACTTAGCTAACCGTGCAGTAATGTTGTTTAAAGAATATGGTAATTATGTTCTTGGTAATAACGTAAACCGTTTTAAAGAAAAAGATAATACCAAATATTCTGGTGCATTTGTAGCCAACCCTACATTGATATCTGATAAGATTAAAACTAAGACAACTTTAGGTTCTAATATCAGTCTTATCAATAACGTAATTGACTATGACTACACTCGTATGTATCCATCTATTACGCAACAAGCAAATCTAGCTCCTAATACACAAATAGGTAGATTAGATATTCCAAATAAAGTATATAAGAACGAGAATGCAATCCATAATCCGAAGTATGTACGTTCGGGTGCTTATATAGAAGATTTAACTTCTGATAATTATTTGGTATTTGCTAATAGATGGTTACATTTAGCCAACTTCAACGAACTATATGAAGATATCGTAGAATATTTCAATTATAATGAAATACCATATGATAGAAACTTCAATGCCGTAGGTAACCATTATGACTTACCTATAGCCCCTGTACGTTATATGGGTGATGATATTCTAATTAATCCAGTTCAATATATGCCTTATGAAAGAAACAATACTGAATTTCCTGGATTACCAGAACGTATTAGAGAAGATATAAAAGAAATTTATAATAGAGGAGTTCTAAATGTATCAAGAGTTGACTTTGACGACGATTAAAGGTATTCTTGATTACAATAAACTTATGAAAGCTCACATTCTTATGTGGTCCAATCAAGGTCAATCCTTGATTGGATTCTCTGAGAATGAATTAGCTCCATTTGTAATCAAAACTTTAAATGTTCGTCCAGACTTTATTCCACCAGAAACACAAAACTTCGTGGTTAAAGTAAATGATCTTACTAAGTTTAGTAAAGTAATGCTTGAGAAACCAGAAACAACTAAACTATATATGGATTTAAATGAGATGTATAGACCAAACCTTTTTGCTAAAGAAATGGTTTTATATTCAAATAAATCTCCAGTTGATTTAATACCAGCTTTTGATTTTCCTAGATTCAATGATTTATATTATAATGCTTACATGGATTGGAATAATTCATATAAAGTATTCGAATGTAATGATATATCTCAACGACCAGAATTAGAAAGTATTCTAAATTCTAAATCTTCTGATGGTATTATCAGAACAGTAGTTGATGGTAGAGCATTTTATGTACCTCAGCCATTCTTAAACGTACTTAAGAAAGATACAGTAAGTTTATCTCTACTAGAGAATTTCAATAACGTAAGAACGTATTTGGGTTGCTTTGAAATAAAGAAAGCCAAAGGAGTTATCGAAAATATCTATTTCCGTAGCGTTAAGCTAGATAATATGTAGCGGTAAATTAAGCCCGAGAACATTAGGGTAATCTAAGTACTTTAAGGAGGTTTTAATAAATGGCAGAAAATAATAAAGATATCCAGAGTATGATGGATACTCTAGATAAAACCAAACGCTCTCTTTATTCTGATATTTATTACGACACCGATACTACTAATAGAGAAATCAGGATGCTTCGAAATAATCTTGATGCTTCTCTTCAAAAGATTAGTAATGTAAATCTATCCAATACTGGTCTGGCTAATATTAGTCAGTTATATACTAAGACTCTAAGCAGTAATCAACGTCGTAATCAAGACTTAATCGATAGTATTAATTCTACATTAGGCAATGCTACTAATATGGATAGAGTCATGGGTGTTTATATGGAAAACACCTGGATTCGTGATATTGATAGAGATATCGATATGGTATGTAAATACCTTCCTAAATTAGAACAAGCATTAGCTATCCAACGGGAGCATGTATTCGCTGCCGATTCATTCTCAGCTAATCCTGCAATTATTCAATTAAAGAATAATCCAGATGATGAAGCTGGTGATGAAAACATTCAACACATGATCCGTGTTCATAACTTATATGAGAAGATGGATCAATGGTATGATGAAATCGATAAACGTGGTGAAGTCTTCGTTTATTGTGTCCCATTCAATAAAGCAATCAAAGCTCTACTTGATGCCAAGTCTAAATCAGTACTTGGTGGGGTAGAGCTTGGTGCTATGAATGAAGATACTATATTTGATTCTCCTGAAGATAAATTCAGTATTCAGGAAGCATGTGGTGAGTTTATTGATGATTTATCTGACCCAAAACGTCATAAACCTAATCAATCTGACACATCTATTATGGAATCAGTCGGTAATATCGATGTATCAATAGATACTAGTAGGATTCTTAGTTCTGCATTGAAAGATCAATACAAAGCTATGAAATTCTTTAGCGAGAACGGATCGTCTTTATTTTTTAACGAAGCAGATAATTCGATCGTAGCGGGAGCCGATACAAATAATTTCTCCAAGTTCTCTGGTGACCCAAATTCTATTTCTAGCGGTGGTCTTTCCTTAGATGGTACTTTTGTCGCAGGTAACAATAGAGGAGAGAACAACGTTAATATCCCTGGTTGTATTATTAAGAAACTTGATCATGCAATGATTAAACCATTATACATCGATGACATTTGTTTAGGTTATATCTATATCGAATGTGATAAAAAGATGGTAATGGAACAAACTACATTCTCTAGTACTATCGGTGGTATCAGACCTGGTAATGCTAATAGAACCAACTTTGATCTTCAAGGTTCTCAAGGTAAAGATGCAACTATTCTTAAGAAGATTGCTGCTACTATCTCTGAAAAAGTTACAAGTAAATTTGTAAATGCTAACCAAGACTTAGCAAAAGAGATTTATCATATCTTGGAATACAATGCCAATATCGACGCATCTGGTAAAGTAAGTAAGATTAATATCACTTTCTTACCACCTGAAGATGTACAACACATGTATTTCAAATTCAACTATGAAACTAAACGTGGTATCTCTTCTTTAGAAAGATCTTTATTCCCAGCTAAACTATTCTCCTGTATGTACATTACAAACGTTCTTCAAATCTTAACTCGTGGTGATGATAAACGTGTATACTATGTAAAACAAACAGTAGATACAAATATAGCTGGTGTATTAGGTTCAGTAATTAACCAAATCCAACGTGGTAACTTTGGTATTCGTCAAATTGAATCCATGAATAACGTATTAAATATGGTTGGTAAGTTTAACGACTATATTATTCCTAGAGGTCAAGGTGGTGATGCACCAGTTGACTTCGAAGTATTACCTGGACAACAAGTTGACGTTAAGACTGAGCTTATGAATATGCTAGAAGAAATGGCTATTGATAATACTGGTACTCCAATTGAAGTAATTACAATGAGACAACAAGCAGATTATGCTACTCATTTAACTATGACAAATACAAAGTTCCTTCAATTTATCAATAACCGTCAAGCAGTAGTAAAGACTTTATTCAATAAGATCTTAACTCGTATCTATAACTATGAATTCAATATAGATAATTCTAGATTCGATGATATTGAATTACTATTACCACCTCCAGTATATTTGAACGCTATGAACAGTTCACAAATCCTAGACTCTGTAAATGCAATGGGTGAAGCTATTGCTAAGCTTGAGTATAGTGATGACGAATCTGATAAACAAATGGAATTCTCTAGATTCCTTAAGCGTAATCTATCACAACACGTACTTCCTAAGGACATCATTAGCAAATCTAAAGATGAAGCTGAAATGTCCTTGGCTAAAACGTAAAGGTGACGAAGAATAAAAAGCAGAAAATATCCCACTACCCAATATTGGGTTAGTGGGTATTATTTCGCTTTATTTTTTATCTATGCTATAGACTTATTACCAGCTAGATTCTTGGAGGATACAGTGTAACCACCAGTTTCACCAGGGTTAGGCATTTTAGCCAAAGCATCATAAGCAAATTTAGCTTCTTCGAATTCTGTGTTTTCATTGATCCAGTCAAGGAATTTTTGAGCTTTGTCTGTAACCAATGGACCAGTAATAGGATAACCATTGAAGCTAATGTTCAATTCACGCCAGCCGATATCGCCTTTAGTGTAGTTGTACATAGAAGTTTCTGCAGATGTAGGTTGAGCAGATACGATCAAATAAGCTTTTTCAATGAAACGTGCTGTATTGTCAGTAGTGAAATACAAGAATTGGAATGTTTCATGTTCGAAGCCAGCTTCAAGAGCAGATTTATCACGTTCAGCACCTGTTTTCAAGATACCGTTATAACGTTTTACTGTAGAACGAGGGTCTTTTACGCCACGTAAGAACAATTCATGAACTTTAGTGAAGATAGAACCAGAACGTTCATTGTATCGCATGGAGAATGTAGAAGCAGATTGCATAGTAGTTTGAGTGATGATATTAAGGTTATTTACACCATCGGAAAGTTCGTTAGTGTTTACACCCATATCTTCGATACCATCTAAGTTCTTGAAGTCATATTCAAGAAGATGACGATAGTTTTCAATCAATACTTTGTAATCATCGGATTCATTTTTCAATACGTTAAGGAAATCAGGAATTTTCAAAACGATCAAGAAACCATAACCAGTTTCATACAAGTCCCATTGTTCCAAAGCGGAGTAGTCAACTACGCCACGAGTAAGCATGTATTTAGTAACATTACGGACTGGTTTGGTACCAGCGAAAATGTTTTTAATAGTATTTGCCATAGTATGTCGTCCTCCTTTCTATTATAATACAGCGTTTTCGCTGTTACGAATAGCTTCGATTTTGAAGATTTCAGTTTGAATGAAGTTACGGAATGTAACTTGGATACGAGCATAGAAGATTTTGTTCATGTCGTAGTTCAAGTCTTTAGTGTAAATAACTTGAATTGTTTCAAACTTACTGGAGTGACGAGCAATGATGGATTCAACGTCTTGTTTGTATTGTACCAAATCATCACCATCCAAGAATTTGTAACGGTTGATTGGACAACGTTGACGGATTTCACGAATTAATGCTTGTACCATAAGTACGTTGTTGCCCCAGCTCAATTGAGTGTAAGCACGTTGTGCAGTGAATTCGGAGTCCATAGTCAAGACACCATCATAGTAAGTTGCATAGTTGATGCGGTTGTCATCGAAGAATTGTTTTTGATCACCGGATTTAGGAGTATGTTTTGGTGTGAAGTTGATAGTACCATCAATTACATCATCAAATACGATACCATAAGCTTGACCACAGAATGGACGAGATACACCATTCAAGTAATGGTTAACAAATTTAACTGCCATGTTGTAAGTGGAAGTTACTGTAATTTGTTTACCAGAGTATGGGTCAAGGATATCCCAGTAGTTGCTGTAAAGCATAACGAATTTAGAACGAGCGGATTCTGGAAGTTTAGATACTTGGTATTTAATATCTTGGAAGGACATCAAACCTTTAGTACCCATATCTTCGAAGTATTCGCAGTCTTCACGGAATGCTACTAATTCTTCAATAGAACGTTTGATTGCAGCAGGATAGTTGCAGTCGAAGATAACGTCGATACGGTTATTATCTACGTCGTAGATAGAATCACCTTGTTCGCAAGAGCCATTGAATACCATTTGGATTTGTTTGTAGTAGTATTCAAGGTTAGCCATAGGATTTGTGCCAAAACGACCGTTAGAACCATTAAGTAAAGAAATACCATTCAAGTTGTTAAGGTTAACGGAAGTAGATTTAACACGGATGTTGCTCATCTTTTTACCATACAAGTCTGTATTGTAAAGCAAGTCGCAAAGAGCCATTTCTTTTTCATCACGACCAGAGATGTATGCTAAGTTTTTGTAGAATTCTTCCCAGTATTCTTCGAAGATACGAGTACGAATTTGACGAGAAGTTTTAGCATTTACAACACGAGTAAGAGACATGTTCAAACCAGAGTCACGAATGTCTGGGTTCAAGGAGAACATGAATGTTTCAAGTTCAGTTAAAGTACCATCTTGGTTTTCTTCCATAATTTTCAAGATATAGGAAGCATAAACGATTGGGTATTTAGTTGTGTTGTTTCTATAAATACGAATACGTTTGTTAGAAACACCACGACCGATATCAGTGAACAAGAAAAGTGGGTAAGAACCATCTTTACCCAAACCATTGTGAGTATGAGAAGCTTTCAAAGCTGTCTTATAATCACCAGGGTTGTTAGACACCATATCTACAGATTGAAGTGTGAATTCAAGATCAGCAACTTGAGTCATGATAGGTGTAGAAGCTACAGAAGAAGTTGTTTCTTCACCAGTAGCATTATCACGGTAAAGAGCTTTACCGTTTTCATCTGTTTTTTGAATATTGGTTTTTGTTACATTTGCAATGACAGCAATGTTAGCCAATTTAGCATCTTCTGCTACGACACGACGAGCGAAAAGACGACCACCAGCTTTTACAAAGCTAGCAGCAGTCAATAAAGATTGACCATGGCGAGCGAAATCAATGTTATCGCCGTAATAGTCGGCGAAAGCTTGAGCGTTCTCGATTTTGGTAAATTCTTCTGGCCCTTTGTCAGAGGAAAATGCACTGAAATTGATAGGTCTATCAATAGTAACTTTGATAGTATTATCAATAGGATTAATTTGACTTTGGTCGTCCCAAATGAACTGTGTTCCAGGAGCTGGCATAGTCTTAGTTCCTCCTTTATTTTTCTTTTAATTCTTAAGAAGTTAAAAAAGTTTATATAAACCTTCTCAAAGAGAGGCAAACTTTAATCATATGTTAAAGGCCACTTCCGGTATATCGCTTATAAATCCTTACCAGTAACGATATTCTCTAATGGAGAATCAACCTCGCTATCATTCAGAGCAGCATATACAACCGACTCGTTAAAGTTTTCAGAAGTAATTGCTGAATAAGGACTGATTATTTTGGCGATAGTCTTAATACCGATTGGAGTATAATTCTTCATATTGGTTTCGCCAGATAACCTGAATGGCACGTCTATATTATCTTTAGCCCGGCACAGTTCGGAAATCATAACGCCAAATAATTGTAGTGCTACATTATATGAAGCACCATTATAGGCAATATTATCTATGAAATAATTTTGAAGTTCATCATAACCAATGGTATTAGGAATAGCACCAGTGATTGCGAATAATTTCAAGAATTGTTCTGTATTTTCGATATCTTCTGGTACAAAGATATTTACAATAACCGGGTTACCTTTTTTATAACGAAGAATCCGATAATCTTGTTTCTCTGATTCTTTAGTTAGTTTAATGCCTTTAATTTTATCTACTTTATACGGATTCGTTAAGAATCTAGTAGGATAATTAAACTGCTTTAGAGAACCTCTTGTCCCAGTCTTAGAAACTAAGCAATAGTTCATAATACCCATGACATTAATAAATTCTCCAGCATAGGCAGCTAAACCTCGATCGAAAAAGATTTCAGGAATATAGAATTGGAATTCGCCATCTTGATTAAAGACTATGGAATCACCTACGCGTTTTAGAAACGTCGGAATCTTTTGATCCATAATTTAACCTCCTTTCTTCAAGTTTATTATGTTGTCATGGATATAATTTGTGATTATTTACTGTGGAATATGAGGACCAACGTATCCACCCAATGTAGTTTTGAATACATTGTGCTTCCACCATAAAATCAATTCATTAGGTTCTTTATGTAGGAATTTCTTGAAATCCCCACCAGGTGTAATCAAGTTAGCAGGTATAACAGAATACCCAGGACGAATAATACCCGTAGGACCAAGAACAGTAACACCACCGGTGCTAACACCGCCAGTATTCTTACCGCCTCTAATAATAGAACCGACAATACTTTTGCCAATTAGTTTACCACCATCTACAATACCGTCAGTAACGATACCTTTAACAGTTGCACCACCAGTAGTAATACCATCTTCAATAGTGAATTGAACGCCATTGATTTCACCGATAGCTGTACCACCATAGACTTTACCACCAGTAGAAGTACCACCGTGTGCTTTAACACCAAACACACTAGCACCAAGAGTAGTCATGTCCATACCAGAACGTTCACCACCAGTAACAATGGAGCTTTGAATAACTGGATTAAATGCAACACCATCGATTGTTTTACAACCGACAATATCAGCATCCACTACGAATAAACGACCTTCTTTAGCTTTAACTAAAGAACCTTCTAATTCTCCATTACCAGATTTACCACCTTCTGTAGTCCTAGAGTCAATTACACAGATAGCAGAATAATCTCGTTGATAACCACCAGATGGATCGACACCGATAATTGGAGGATCCATTGGTATGTTTCTCATATTGAGTTGGATACCAAGACCTTCTGGGTGGGCTGCAGACATAGTACCATTGATAGAATAAATATTGAAGTTATATTTATTTAATAATAGTACAGTCTTCATTGGTTCTCTAGTCAAACCACGAATAGTTTCTAAGTCATTAGCATTGAATGGAGAGTTTTCTGGTTTATCAATCCACTCAAGTAAGATTTCCCGACGGATACGAACCATATCATAGTTCATCTTACGACAGATATCTGCAAACCAATGTTCACCTAGACCTAATTCATCATAACCAAATCTGATATGAACGAAGATTGAGTTTACATTAGCATCGATAAGTTCCATCAAGTCTTTATAAGAAAGATCATACCACTGTTCATTAAAACGAGTAGCATTTTGTACCATCTTATATGCATATACACCAGCTTCATCAGATAAGATACCAGCTGTTGTTGTAATGATAAAACCATGAGGTGCATTGTTTCGAGCTGCATTTCGGAAGGCTGTATTCAATGCTGGCATACCATTAGAATAGATGATATCATTATACTTGATGAACGCCCATTCGTCTGCCCATAGCATTGTGATAGTTTTACCACGAAGCAAGTTAGATGCAAGCATAGCATTACGAGCAGAAGGTAATGTATTAATTACATTATGGGTTATAGGGTTTTGAATCTTTTCTACAGTAGTAGGCATCTTTTTCTTCTTACCGTTTACGATAGAGAATTCTTGTGCCATTTGTAGATAAGGTGGAAGCATATCTCTAAGACGTTTAGTATCATTCAAGTTTTCTTTAGATGCTTTCATGTCTTTATGGAGATATGTAATAATAGAGTTAGCACTACCGAAGTTATAGATATATAAATAACGGATAAGTGCAGATGTGGTCTTCCCGACCTGACGAGGAAGTTCTAGGAAAATATTTAAGTTATAAAGAGTACAGAAATGGAATGCCATGTTACCACGGTCTAATCTATATTGTACACCTCTAGGGTTACCATCTTCGTATACCCGAACAACTTCACGAAGAAAATACCAATAATTTCTTACTACTTCTCTAGTTACTTTTTGCTTCATAATCAAACTAAGGTTAGGATCATGTGGATCTACCCCAGCTAAATCTGGATCGAAAAGAACTAGCATGAATTTATTATTTTTTATACCTCTCGCTTTGAGGTAGTAGTGCATATTTAAGAAAGATTTATTGGTAGTGCTCATTTGGTATACAGGGCGTAATGGTTGTGGTTGTTGTTGAACCATCATCTCCTCTGGTCCCATTTATATCTACCTCCTTTTGGATTAGTATAATATGTCATTATAGGTGTGTTTAAAGCAATAAATACCCTCAGGAACGTAGAAAAAATAATAAAAATAAAAGGGAGGATTTCTCCTCCCTTTATAATTATTCTTCGATAGAAGATGCAAGACAAGAAGCAATTACGTTCTTGATAAACGCATTGATAGCTTTCTTAAATTCAATAGCATCTCTAGATGTGAAATTCATTTTAACTACAGTACGAGTTAAAGCAGAAATAGAAATCAAGTAATGTGGTTCTAATAATTCAGCATTCTTTTCAGCTTCACGATTAAATACACCCTTTTGGAATTCACCATGAGGAATCAATACAGGGAAGATTTCTGGAGCCATTTCTACAATTTTACGATATTCATCATATGTAATATCCAACTCATTACAGAATTGCTCTAATACAACGAAACGAGATTCATGACCATTGATACGGAATGTATAAATACCTGTATCGGGAGTGACTGTCATCCCTTCTTCTTCGTCATTTTCAGTTACATCATCCCAGCTTACGAAACCATCGATATGGTGATCAGTTAATTCATGCCAGTTATCCATAGGTGCCCAGCCACCATCGAAATTAGTTGCTGTAAAATTAGCTTCATGTTTCTTACTTGAAGCGTATTCATATGGAGCATTATCTTCCATATATGGTTTAGAGTGTTCTTTGTCTACAAATAAACCATTTACTACTTTTTTAGCTGCACGTTTAACTATACCTGCAGCATTGTCGACTAATGTGTCAATAATTTTGTCACCGTTTGTCATAATTGTGACTCCTTTCTATAAAGAAAAATATAAAAATTTCTAGAGATAAGATAAGCTTATCTCTACTCAATTCTATAATATACTTTTATTTTCTTTTTTATATTAAAGCCCATTACGAAGCTGATCGGCAAACATTTAGATAATCATTTAGAAAAGGAGGTTAAATATAATGAGCAAGATTCATTATTCCGAAGGTGAATTTCCATTAAATATCTATGCGATGAATAATAGATATAGAGATAATATCTTTGATATGTACGGTGGCACCCAATGGGTTGCTGATGGCTGCAGCTGTGACTGCAGAAATACTGGTGATAAATT